GGAAGACCTTTACCATCGTCTGAACGAGTTTGAGATCCGGCAGCCCTCCCTGGAGGAATGCCCGGAAGATATCATTCCGTTGGCGGAGTTTTTCCGTGAACGTTTCTCGAAAGAACTGAAAAGGACTACGCAAGGATTTACCGAAGAGACCAAACAGAGGATGCTTGCCTACCGGTGGCCGGGCAACGTGCGTGAACTCCGAAACCGTGTCAAGCGTGCCGTACTGGTCTCTGAGTCTCCGATGCTTGACGTGGACGGATTGGAAACAATTGTTTGTGTATGTAGAAATGAGGAAACAGACACACTTGCAATCCTGCCTCTGAAAGGTGAAGCATTTGAGAAAGAAAGCATTATCAGGGCTCTCAAAGCCTGCAACGGTCACCGGGAACAAGCGGCTGGAATGCTGAACATCAACCCGGCAACACTGTACAGGAAGATGAAGAAATACGGGCTGAAATGAATTTAACGACTAAAAATAGTGCAAATGTCACTGAATATGTGTACTTTTGCACTTAAATAGCAAAAAATGCGGCGTACTGTCTAACGGGCAGTCGCTGTTTATATATAGACATAAGACCGCAAGCGTCCTAATGGGAATCTGGAAAATTAACATTGGAAGGAACTATTGCGTGATTGCTTATGCTATGCCTTGGCATAGCGTGCATTCACCTATTCCTTTCAAGGGCATTCCAGAGCCTCCATTAGAGATAGCGTGTATTGCACGCTTCTTTTTTACGTCTTCCGGTTGAAAAAACAATGGAAGCTATGGCAAGGATTCAAGTTGTGACGGCAATAACATTGGACGGTTTCCTTCCGGAACCGGCCGGAGCACTTGTGTCCTGGGTAAGAAACGACAGGCGGGGTTTCCCCTTTTGGCGTGAACGCTGCTCGGCCCTTATATTGCCCCATTCCATCCTTGATTTGCTTTGCGAGAAAGACAACAGGGACGATTCATTCACTTACCTTGCTGAAATCATAGAACAGGAATCGGTGGAGCTGCTTCGCGGGCTTTTCCTCTATGATCTTGTTGATGAACTTGTGGTTTACCAGCTGCCGTTTTCTGCCGGACAAGGGATTTCCGTGTTGAATACATTCCGACCACAACATTGGGAACTGCATAAAACCACTTCTTTTTCCAACGGCATCTGCCGTCTGATCTACCGCAAATCTTGCAAGATGTAACTTGCATTTTGCGAAAAAACTTGCATTTTGCAAGAACATTTTCATCTCCACTTTTATACTAAAAAATTTTATTCCGCTGTATTTCAATGGAATGCCAATGTCATTCAGTGAAATACATGGTCATTGGTACGCCATTAGCCCTATATGTAGTATAACCTGTTGCGCGACAAGGTGTAAGCAAAACTATTATTTACACTAAAGACAGAATGCATTATGCTACAGATAAACAGCGAAAGTGTCCAAATAATGCTCATGCAAATCATGGAACGGTTTGATAGGATCGACCGTACCCTGGAGCGGATGAACAAGTTGAAAGAGTGTCTGGAAGGCGACACACTTCTGGATAACTATGACCTTTGCCAATTGCTCGGCATCACCAAACGCACGCTGGCACGTTACCGCCAGAAGAAGTATGTCACCTATTACATGATTGACGGACGGACTTACTACAAGGCCTCCGAAGTGGAAGCGTTCCTCAACCAAAAAGGGAAGGTGTTGCCCCCGAAACTGAAAAACCGGATGGATGTTCAACTCAAAAAATGACTGGTATGGAAATAGTATGTATCGACAAACAGACGTTCGATGAACTTCGGGTACGTTTCGGCAAACTGGAGGAAAAGGTAATGGGTATGTGCCGTCCGGTGGAAGACCTCGGCTTAAAAAAGTGGCTTGACAACCAGGAGGTGTGCGAGATATTGCGCATATCCAAAAAGACGCTTCAGGTGTACCGTGACAAGGGTATCCTGCCTTACTCACGCATCAAGCACAAGATTTTCTTCAAAACCGAAGACGTACACAAACTATTGGAATCGAATTACTACCACTTAAAACGAGAACTATGAGCTATCATTTTTTAGAACGGAAAGACCCGCGTGTCGATGTCCTGTTTCAGGGACTTGACAATATGGAGCGGTTAATCGCAGCGATGGAGGACACCCCTAAATCCGTATTCCACGGCGAACGTTTCCTGACGGACGAGGAACTATCCAAAATTCTGAGGGTCAGCAGACGGACATTGCAGGATTACCGCACACTTGGTGTTGTCCCTTACTATCTGGTACAGGGCAAGGCTCTCTACAAGGAATCGGACATCCTTAAAATATTGGAAGATTCCTACAAGCGGTGCAAGGAAGATATGCGGTGGGTGTGACATGACAAAACGGAGAAACGGCCCGTTCATAGGGACATGCGTTTCTCCGTTCTTGATTTTCAGATAGCGCGGGGTGTCCTTTTTCTGCCTTTCCGAGCGATGAAATCCTCCTCGCAAAGTTCAGTCGTGCCGCTGAAACCGCTTGCTTTCAAAGCCTTCATGTCCTCGTCCACTTTCTTGTCCGTCACCTGCGCGTAAAGTTGCGTTGTAGAAATCGACATGTGTCCCATCATGCGGCTAACCGTCTCTATCGGGACTCCGAGTGAGAGTGTGACATGGGTTCCGAAATTATGCCGGGCCTGGTGGAAGGTCAAATCGAAACCGTACACCTTTCCCAGTTCCCGCGTCAGCAGGATAAAATAGCCGCGGCGGTAAACATTGAACACATTATCCCCTTGTCGCTGGTTCCGGTATTTTTCAATGATTCGTAAGGGAATATCCAACAGGCGGACGGATGAAAGCGTGTCTGTCTTTTGACGGCGTATGTGAATCCACCATGCGCCGTCTTCGGACTGTGTGATGTCACTTGTCTTCAACCTTTTCAAGTCCGCGTAAGCCAGTCCGGTAAAGGTCGAAAACAGGAACATGTCCCTCACGAATTGCAGTTGAGGTTTCTCCACGGGAGTCTCCATAAGTTTCTTGAGGTCTTCCAGCTTCATGTGGCGGCTCTTCCGTCGTGGCAACGCAGGGTGGAGACGGCAGTACGGGTCACGGCGGAGCGTTCCCTGGCTGACTGCCAGTTTGGTCATCTTTTTCAGGCGGTACAGATGCTCATGCACGGTCTTGGGCATCATATGGCAGTTCTTGCAAAGGAACAGTTCAAAATCATCATAGAAATTCTTGTCGAGGCTACGCAGCGTGACATCTTCCACGCCTTTCTTATCCTTGATGAAAGCGGAAAGGTGCTTGTACGATCTCAAGTAAGAATCAAGCGTTTCCTTGATGCGGTCCAATCCGACCCGCTTGCTGAAATCCTCGTTATGTTCCCTGAACAGGGCCAGCAAGGTAAGCGGTTTCTGGCCGACACCCATGACAGCGTTCTTTACCAGTTCTGCTGTAATGAAGCCGAGATTATGTTTGATTGTGTTGTAATGTCCGGTAATCTCTTCCGTCAATTCATCTATGGCACGGTTCACCGTCACGGCATTCGCACTGCGTCCGTTGGCACGGCCTTTTTCCGGATTCCAGATGTCGGGATTGACGGATACCTTCGTGCCAATCTGTTCCCATTCGGCATCAATGCTCACCTTGCACAATAACTGGCACGTTCCGTCCTTGCGCATTTTGGTACGGTTGATATAAAACAATATCGCGAACGTGCTGCGATGCTTGATGGTATTGTCTGTATGTTCTGATTTCTTTTTCATGTCGTTGGCTTTTTATCGTTTGTCAAATAACCACGGAGAAATGTTCCGCTATCCTCTCATTCAGCACACGGGTGTCGGCATTTATCTTGTCATCAGTCACTTTGGCGTAGATTTGGGTCGTCTCAATCCGGGCGTGTCCCAACATCTTGCTGACCGTTTCAAGTGGAACCCCATGTCCGAGCGTGATTTCGGTCGCATAGGTATGGCGACCGGCATGAAAAACCAGCGGACAGTCTATGTCACAGAGTTTTGCGATACGTTTTAAGTTAAGGTTCATCGTGCTGTTGGAATACATGGGTAGCAGTTTCCCGTCCGGCGCTGTGTCCCTGTATTTCTCCATGATATGTAACGGCAGGTCTAGCAGGGGGATTTCAAACTCGACTCCGGTTTTCCGGCGCGAGCTTCTGATCCACCATGTGCCGTCATCGGCAAGTGACAGATGCTCTTTCGACAGAAGCCGCATATCACTGTACGGGATGCCGGTGTAGCATGAGAAGAGGAACAAATCCCGTGTGAGATAAAGGTTCGGTCTGTGAAGAGGCATGGTCATAAGCCGTTGCAGTTCCTCGGATGTGAGATACCTCCGTTTCTGTTTCGGGCGTACGGGTTCATAGCCGGTAAACGGGTAGGTGGTGATGATGCCGTCCGCTACGGCTTCACCAACGATGATTTTCAACTGCACGGTCAGGTTGATAATCGTTCCCGGAGAGAGGCGAC